AATAGTTCCTCCCCATGTAGAAGGAAATGTAACAGCATCCCATGTAGAAGTCATGTTTTCCCAATAATCGGTTCCTGTTAAAACTTCAGTCATTAGTAATCGTATTGCCTTATATGATAACCAGATCCATCTCTGCCTTTATTGGCGTACTTCTTGGCTTCATTAATGGCTTCTCTAAAATTGTTTTTAAAATAAACAGCGTTGTTTAATAATTGAGGTTTAGCTTCATAGCCTTTAGCAATAGCGTAATCAGCTAATGCATCGTGAAACTCTTCAGGTATTGAAGGAGATTCACCCATGCGAATGCCCCCACTTCCTGTACCTGTAGTTGCTACAAAGTTTTCATCTTTTTTAACAGCATGTATCGTTACAGTTTTAACCTCATTAACCGATACGTAGTCTGCACTTAAATCCGAATCAGACACCATTGCTAAACCAATAGAATCTCTCTCTGTCCAGTATACTTTTTTTAATGCTGATTTACGTTGATCAACTGACATCTGTTTTCTCTGGTTTTCCGACTAATCTTGGAATCTCATATCCATCATAGTCTACTCGTGTAATTTCAATAATATCATCACTTAAATCGTAATAACGTTGATCTGCTACTGTAGGAAAAGTATATAAAGTATTTAGGACTCTTGTTTTACGACAAAATTCATCTAAAGCTTTGTTTAAATATATACGGATCTGTGTTTCTCCCATTTCTGGATGATGTTGTTTTACTGTTTCTATGAGTTGTTGTTGTGTCATATTTTATTTAATCAGGGGAAGCTCCCCCAACTTGTTTTGTTTAGTTATCAACCTGAGTGCTCTGCACCTGCATCAGCAACTGCTGCATGAGTTACATAATAGTTTGAACCATCACATAACACTTCAATCCAATCACCTACAACTGCGTTACTAGCATCAAAAGTGACTTTATCAGAATCAGCAGTAATTGCTGTATTCGTATCACCTAACTCTATACCAACCATTTTATCTGCAGTACCACCAATGATGTCAAAATCATTAGATCCTGCTGTGCCTAGAATAAACTTTGCAGTCCATCCTGTTGTTGTTACTACTGGAATAGTAATATCATAAGCACCTGCTTGAGAACAGATAAATGTTTTTCCAGAGTCAGCCATTACTAAAGTTTTACTTTCAGCAAGGGCTTCGACACCTGCACTTGAACCACCTAAATAAGGTCTAGCCATAATTAGCCTCCTTACGCTGTGATCTTAAACAGATGATGACTTTCAATTAGCTGTATACCAACACCTTCATCAGACATGTATTGATCTTTAACACCGTCAAAAGCATTGTCTTGCTTAATGTTAGTTTGATATACTGAATCTCTATACATAGCATGGAATAGATTCTCATCAGACACGACAGCCATATACTTGTTATAAGGCCCTCTTAATGCTGGAGTTGGAATCAATTGTAGCATACCATGAGGTGTTTCAAGAACTCGGTAGTTAAAACCAAGAGAATCACGTTTCATATCTCCTACATTAACTGACCATCCTGAATTACCAGCCATACCTGAAGCACCAGCCATTTTAGACCAGTATCCTAAAGCACCTGCTCCACAAAAAGCACGCTTCATACCTGTTTCAGGAACATACTGAAATACCTTTTCCATATCATCTACGAAATTGGAATATCCATATGAACTGTCAATAGTAAATACGTTTTGTGCATCATGAGTTGAAGTAGACTCACCGTATGTTTCAAGAGCTGAAACAATACCATAAGTTGTTCTTACTAAGTTGCCATCTGAATCTACATTACCACCATCAGCAAATGTTTCATCGTTGTTTGTATCGTTATTTCCAGCACCATAAGAAGCTTCTTGTAAGCCAGTTCCACCAAAACGTTTACCAAATAAGAAAGCTTTTTCTTTTTGCATTTTGTGTTCTTGTGCTTTCATTCTACGAAGTCTAGCCAATTCTGAAGACTCTCCACGAAGAACTGCTGCTTCTAGCGTACCAGTTACCTGTAAAGGAGTTTTAAAGATTTGGGTAGAATTGTAAACGACTTGCAATTCATCTGACCATGCTTCAGGTGATGAACTACCTTCACCCTGTGCATTACCAATTACTAAGAATATATCGTCATCTGCTAAAGCAATATCAGATCCAGTTGATGTCCATATTCCAGTAACTACAATTACAGTTGAACTGGTTACTGACTGAACTCTAACAACTGCTTTTTTAGATCCATATCCATCTGTCCATACTTCAGCAATAATACCTTTTAAACTGTCGTCAATTGAAATATTAGATGCTGTGTCTACAGTAACTGTTGTTGTTGTAGTTCCATCTGAATCAATGTTATCTGTATCGCCATTACATAACCATGTTTGTTTTACCCAAGGATTTCTATGTTCAAACATTTTAAATACTGGGTCTGGGACTTTTCGCATTTCCTGATTACTAATCAATGTAGTAAAAGGGGCCACGTCTGTCCATAGCTCTTTAGTGACTTGTGGATCTACGTAAAAATTCCGTCTATCCGTATAAAGTACACCTGAAGCCTTTAGTAGCTTTTCTGTAGCTGCCATTTTGTAACTCCTACGTTATTGTTTACACCTCCTTAGTCTTGAAGGTGTAAGTGTTTTTAGTCTATGTTAACTTACCTACCTAGTAGAGCATCACTAAACATTTGCTCGTCAGTACGAGGTTGTTCAGATTTGCCAGCTTGAACTGCTGCTGTTTTAGGCATAGCCAAACGACCTGCTTCATTTTGCATTTGCTCAGTTCTTTGCTTTACTACTGGGTTTGGGTTTGTTCTTAATTCATACAATTTCGCTAAGTTGTCTAAAGTAAGATTTTGAGGATTTTGCGACCACGATACAAAGTCAGCTGCTTTAGCTTGATCGTATCCAAAATTGTTTACGGCATGGCTCATAGCCTGACGTTGAACCATTTGGATTTGTTGCTGTTGCATTTGAGCTTGGTACTGCTGTTGCATCTCTTGTTCTCTTATCTTGTCTTTCTTATCTAAGTAATTCAGTTTGTCTTCCATATACTTAGATTTAGCGACTTCGTACTTAAATGATTCCGATTCTGGATCATTATTAGCATCAACTTTATTGTATGAATATGGTTTTTCAGGTGCAACTGGCTCCTTCAATGAAGGCTCTTGGAATCCTTGATTAGGGTATCCTTGAGGTTGTCCATTGGAGGGAGAGGGTTGCTGTTCTGGATTTTGAGGTGCTATAGATTGTTTATAGTACTCCAATTCATTTCGTAAAGCATTTACCTCACCCTTGGCCTTGTCTGTCTGCGATTGCCAATATTCAAAACGTGATGTGTCTTCTCTTGGGGAAACGTTTTCTGTTGGTTGTGATTCAGTAATTGGTTCAGCCATTCCTGTCTGAGCGTTTAAATTCTCAGTAGGTGTTTCCCCCTGTGGAATACTTGGTGTCTCCGTTTGAAGTCCAAAGTTTTCCACTGGAGGCTGTCCAGCATTACTTGTTTCTATGATATTCTCCATTTCTTTCCTTTATGTGATTTGGTTATTTCCAGCAACCACTTCTTCAATTTTTATCTAAAATCCTCTGGCATCATTTGATTTCCTGAAGGTAAGTCTTTTGTAAAAGGATTATTTTCTATATCTTCTAATGGAATAAATTTTGCACCACCAAAAACACTAAAATCATATGCATGTTTTTTGCCATCAATTTCATAAACAATGTCTCTGTTATCTGTTCCCCAGTTACTTTGAGCCGCATAAAAATTTATATAATTAGCGTGTTTTTCTGGTTCTTCATTTAACTTTACTACAAGGCGATCACCTTCAATTTTCATTTCTGGCATATAAGTAAGATTACTCTCATTGTTGTTTTTTGTAAATTCGTGATTATATGTACCTTCAATTTGATTTTTTTTAAATTGTAAAGGATTTTCTTTATCTGACATTTCAGCTGATTTTCCGTATTTATCTCCATAAATATTTTTACCAGACCCACCCCATGTTTCTGGACGGCTTATATCTGCTCCTAGGTTAATATCAAAAACACTCATTTAATCCTCCAATTGTAGTAGTTCTTCATTCGCTTCTCTAGTTGTATTTCTACGTTCATTGAAGTCCTGAATATCTTCTTTAGCTACTTTAAGCTCATCAGCCAGACGTGTTTGGTATAGCTTAGATGCCATCTCAACTTTTGCCTCTGCTTTAGCTAGTTTCTTTTCAAACTCTTTAACCTCTACACGTTTACGATCATGTAAAGACTCTCTTTGTGCTGTTTGCAAATCGCCTTTAAGGTTTTTAATCTCTTCAGCTTGACTCTGTATTTGACCTTGCATTTGTTGCATCTGACCAGCACGCTCCATAACACCTTCCATATCAGCAACATCAGTTTGTTTTAACACTTCTA